TGCGTGTGAGGTAAGCTTGCGTTTCAGGTGGCTAAATTGTGGCGGAGAAGGTGGGATTCGAACCCACGGTAGGTTTGACCCTACGCCTGATTTCGAGTCCGTCCGTTACCCCCGCTTTATACCTGCATTATCCATTAAATCAATGACTTATGAAGTTTTGCACCGCTTTATATACTCATTATCCAGCTATAGCGTTGACACTTTGTTGACAGTTTTCTATAGGAACACTGCAGGCGATACACCGAACCGAATAGCCAGTGCTTTAGCTTGACGCGCGTTAATTTCACGCTTTCCATGCAGTATTTCACTGACCACAGATTGACCACCAATCTCTGCAGATAAATCACCTTGTTTTAGGTGGTGCTGATCTAACAGGAAGCGAAGCACTTCATTGGGCGCTGCATCACGAATGACATGGCGAGTGCTTTCATAGTCTTCTACAAGCTGCCCAACGAGGTCTAGGAGGTCTGAAAGCTCATGCTCTTCGTCATCCCCAACAACATCAAGCAAGCTGTTCATAAAAGAGACCACGCGATCATATTCAGCTTCGTTTTGAATGGTTCCAATTTTAATGGGCAGCGTTCCTTGAAATGCATTCCAAGCAGGTGCGATAACAGCAGGGTTAAAGGCTAGTGCGGTCATGATTTTTTACTCCTGTGAGATTTGCTCCAACGGTCATACTCCGCGTGTGTGAATACACCACGGATGTACAATTTTTGTCGGTTAAAGTGAACAGATCCGACAACTCTGAAATTATTCCCTGCTATGTCAAATACAACAAATGGTGGGACGTAATCGGCTGTATTGAATGTTTTTTTGATTTCAAGAAAATCTTCAAAAGTAGACAAACCAACCAACCGATACCATGCTTCTAGTGGCACTCTAGCCGCTGGGTGTTTGAGCCAGAAGGTTTCAAGTGGTTTCTTAGAAATGACATGCATACAGATATTTTATAGCAAATTGCGATGTTTTGCAAATTGTATACAGCAGTGGCGGCTGCGAGCTACAACCGAAATGTTTCGCCCATGCTTTCGGTCGGGATACGCTAAAACTCGGCTTATGCCGATTTTCTTCACGCTACCGCCCTCATAAAACAGTCTCCCAGACTGTTTTAACGCTTCATGGGCTCTGGTAAATGGCAGGGCGCGTATGCTCAGGTTTTCAGGGCACGGACGAAATATTGAGGTATTCGCAGATGGTTGCCGCGTTCAAGAAATGTGCCTAGTGATGGTCACTGTCTGTTTCACCATTCCAAGCTCGCATGAAAAGCCCAACCATCCAAAGCAGAACAAAAATAATTGCAAGCCCAGCCATTCCCCAAAAAATATAAACCAAAGCTTGCAAAATAACCTCCTTATATAAGTTTATCTTTAGCGGCAATCAACGCGAACGCATGTTCGTCACCAACTCGCAAATTTTGCTGCAACTGGCTTAAAAGTGCTTTACGTCCGCGCCAGTATTCAAGCAACGCCTTTGACGGGTTTTGTTTAGCTTCTTCTTGCAAAACAGCTTGAATAAATGGCTGCTTCGATTGCCCCAATATTTCCATAGCAACTTCTAACCGAATACCCGGCATGTTTTCATGCTCCCATTTTTCACTATCCATGTTGTGCATTCAACTCTAAAAGATAAGCGTTAAAAATTTTTGGCTCAATGAACCCTTTGCTATCAGACTCTTCACATTGACTCAAAAAATCAACAACAGCCTCTTTTATCGTAGCACCTTGACCGAAATCAAATACAAACGCAGAGATGATTGAGTAATGAAATGTAACTATTTTAGTTTTTGGATCAGTCGTTGTGGCTTTGAAAAAATTAGCACTATCGCATCTACCAGTATCATTTTTTACTCGCAAAACTTGCCCGAGTAGCTCAGTTACGCAGTTATCATTTTTTTTGCTTTTAGCAGCCATATCAACCTTTCAAATTCGCTGCACTTGCAGCACTAACAAAATCTCTGAACGACTGTTTTCTTTACCCGTCGTGTGTAAAAACTTAGGAATGAATGACAAGCCATCACGGCTGCCGCTTTCCTTTGTCTCAGTCAAACCACCCAAAACAATCACATCACCGTCCTGCATGCCCACCATCGTTTTAAGCGCACGTTTGGTTAATGTGGGCGAGTTGTTTACGCCAGTTGTCGTGGTGATGAAATTTGAGAGCTGCTGATCAATACCCAAATCAATCACGCCTTCGCGTACTGTTGGTTGAACATTGAATATCACGCCGCTGGAGCGGTATTCAACGCTTTGCACAGCTTGGCCGTTGCTGGGATAACTCACAGAGCCTAGAACGGGCACATCCTGCCCTACCGAGAACGTACCATTACCGCCAGAGCGAACACGCAGGGAGGGCGTTGAAATGACCTTGAATCTGTTGTCCTGGCTAAGTGATGACGCGATGAAATCAAAAGACAGGTTTTTGTAACGTAGGAAATTTCCAATTGGATTAGCAGCGCCTAGTCCGTAAGTGAGTTGACCGCCGAATAGCGAAGCCAGTACGCCAAACGCCGAGCCGTCTTTGTCCGTGGTGTTGACCTCATAAACCACACCGCGCACAACGACTTCACCGATGGCTAGGTCAACTTGGGGGAGTAGCTTTTTGAGCTTTTGAATCTCCTTGTCAGAACCCGAAAAAACAAGCGCATCAGCTGTTTGGTCAACCATGGATGCAGCTGAACCCTCTGGTGCAGGCTTATCACTCTTAGCGCCTTGCGGAGCTGCTATCGACCGATTGACAGAGAAGCTACCCTTAAAGAGTGGCGAGATTAGGCGCGAAATGTAATGCACATCCCGAAATTTGGGCAAGTAAACAAAAGCCTCAGTATCAGCTTCTTTAATTTCCTCAGCTTTACGTTTTGCGATGAAGTCAATGCCGCTACGTGGCTCAACAGTGAAACCCAATGAATCAAGGAAAGTTTTGAGAAATGCGCGAATATCGCCTTTCTCGGATGAGTATCGAAACGACACTGACCGCGCATCACTCAAGACTTCAGGGTCTATGACGTAAGGCGTAGCCAACACTTCACCGTAGATGAGCTGGACTACCTGAGCCACGTTGATGCTTGAAAAATTGAAACTTGCAGGCTTTGATGACTTTTGCGCGAACGCAGAAAACGAAAGTAAGAAAGTAATGAAGAAAGAAACAAAGAAACGAACTAACAAAGTAATGACCTTCACTTTTTTTCTCCCGGCAAAAACGATGAAGCAGCTACGCCGCTCCAAACCATGACACGCTCACCATCGACGTTACCCACGATAGACAAGCCTTGATTTTGAAATGCCGATGGATGTTCTAGACGGATACGGCCAGCAGCGTTTGAAATGACGACGTAGACCTGATCACCAAACTTCATAGAACCTGAAACGCGCCAAGTCTCTGACACAGGGGGTATATTTGGATTAACTGCTTTAGCGCCACCAGATGCCGTTGCGACAGTCCCAGCTGGTGTTTGAATACCGTTTTTTGATGTAGCTGCAGCGTCTTTTTTGTACTTACTCCCGCTGAAAAAATTGTAAGCAGAGTAAACACCGCCGATCATCACCGAGATTGTTAAAAGTGCCAATATCCAATATTTTGGACTACTCAGCACATTTTGTCGTTTATCAACTTGGAGTTCTTTGCCTGTACCTCCAACATAGGACGAGTACAACGGAAAGATGATTTTGTTATAAAACTTGATTTCAACTGCGACACGCGATCTATGGGTTTGTTTATAGCCTTCCCACATCTCGACACGGTATGATTTATTAAAGCCTAAGGATTTAAGCTTTGTCGTTTTAAAACTGACTTCTACAACGACTTTCAAAATTCTATGCAAGTCACCAATGTCCTGAACCATCAATACAAGGTCACAACTTACCTTTGTGGTTTCATGGACATAGTGACGATGCTCACGAAAGAACACTTTGTGCTCTTGCAGCAACTTACAATCACCGCCCCAGAAGCGCCACGCCTCATCAATGCATATCAAATCACCCGCTTGGCAAAATGTATCAACTTCTGTGCCATGAGGCAAAAAATCTGGTTTAGGAACATCCTCGTTTGTGCAATGAACGACCTCACCCAATTTGTCGTATTCAATTTTATATTCTTCGTGGCAGTAAGCACGAATTGAATCGCTATCAATGCCGTCAACATTTGTGACAACACGACGACCAGCTTTTATCGCAGGAATAATGACGGAAGATACACACTCATAAGACTTTCCCGAACCCATGAGGCCTGTATAAGCATTAATTGGCATCTTGAATCCTAACGCTTTGGGATAAGAATATAAGCACTGTCAAATCGCTTTAAAGCTTGATCAAAACAGTAAGATGCAAAAATCAAGCCGAGTACAAAAAATGTTATCGCGATGAATAAGTGTGTGTAAGTGATTCGATTTAAATATTTCATTTTTGCTACTCATTTGAAAGTGGGATTTACCCAATAAGTGGAATGCGACGAATAATGAAGCGTGTAACGTAGGCTGAAACCACAGCTGCCAAACCAGTTTGCAGCATGAATACATCAAGAAAAAACCACGTTCCTTGCCCTATGCCTGATAACGCACCATTTACCGAACTACCATCTGGGAGCAAACCAACGATGAGTGACACAAAGCCAGTGGTAACGAAGTACAGCGCGAAAAAAATTCCAAATTTGACGACAATGGACTTAACAAGCCAACCAAGAACACCAAACAATGCGGAGGTAAGTATTCCGAACATAGTTTTCCTTTATGCAGATAGGATGATGAACATTGCCATCACTGCCCATGCGAAACTCATAGCCGCTTGCATGATGGACTTATTACTCTCTATTAATGTGCAATGAGCGCTTGAAGTTACCGTATTGCCAAATATCTGAAATGACAGCGTGGGGCATGTTCCAGCCTGTGTATTGGGGGTAAAATTTTTAAGTGCAGGCATCAAATTCAAAATCGGAGCAAGAATCTCAGCTGGCGTTGGAGGCGTCTCTAAAGAAGGTGCTCCAATGCCCGGATCGGGACCAAGATTGGCTATTGGATTCGCTGCGCCGGGGTTTGTCGTATTGGTATTGGGTGCGGGTGCAGGCGTAAATACTGGTGCTGTTGGTGTTGGGGTTAATGCCCAAGGATTTGGAGATGCTGTAGTCACTGGACGCGGAGTGACAAAATCACTGACTGTTGGCGCTAATGTTGGATTTGCTTTTGTCCAATTGCTAACCTCATCACCAGTTATAGGGTTTGATGCTGGGTAAGGCAAACCGTCATATCCGGGCTGTTCAGCAGCGTAGCGCCATGCTTGATTTACAAGTGCCGCAATCAAGTCAGGATTGAGTTCTTTGTTTAAATCTTGCGAAGGTAAGTCATTGACTGCCTGTTGCAATGTACGTCCAGTTTGAGCTGGAATTGATGTCGGGGTAGGAAATGTATACCCAATGCAGTGACCGTTGTCAGAAAACAAGCCCTTAGGACATGTTGTTGGAGCACCAGAAGTGTATTTAGTTGCTATGCCATAACCACCGCAGACAATCGTAGTGCTAGTAGTTGTGGAATTCACAACACATACAGGGGTTTCCGTCATATAACTGTTCCCTGGCAAAGCACGACGATCAAAATAATTTTGTCTGGCAATTGCTTCGCCATTTGCCCCGGCAATTTCTTTTGGATAGCCAGAGCTTTTCCAATATTCGCCGCCAGCAGTCATAGTGCCAGAGGTATCAACTGTAGAAGGTGAGCCGCTTTCGTCAATGAGTCCATCCGAACGAAATAGCCACTTAACACCTGCTATGGCAAGATCGATTGCATAAGGTATGGCGTAACTAACGCCGACTCCAATAGCAATTGATGCCCAAATTGGAGCACTTACTGAGCCTGCTACGACCGCAGCAGCGCCACCAGCAACAACTTTTAACGCTGGCGATATTCGTGCGAGCGTATTTGCCACACGTGGATCAGTTGTTGCAAATCCACGTTTTGCAATGCCTTCTTGTACTGTGCCCGAAAGGGTACGATTCATATTCCAATACGCCGCGTCTGATGGAGATAAAGCGTATGAATGTTTTGAAATCGAAAAAATTAGACTAATGACTATCAACTTAAAAAGCAACTTGTAAAGTAAAAATCGAATTACGGTTTTCATTCAAGTCCTTTGATAAGCGCCCAAGCGCAGGCAATGCCCCAAGCGAATATAAACAGATACCAATATTGCTCTGGTGTCATTGGAATTTTTGAATTTCACGTGCTGCATCTACGGCAAAGTAAATTGATGCTGCGAATATCACTAAAAATGCAAACGTAGTAAATACGTCTACAACCGATATGCATAAATTTATTGACATATAAGACTTTCGAAGGTAACGGGGTGGCCTACCCCGTCGATTTCATGCATGATTTATAACGACAATTAACCGCCTTTAATCCACTTCAAAGCCATCTTTGCAGCGAACATCGTTGCGTAGATGGTTGCCAACACCAAACCAATTGCCAGTACTGCAGTGATTACGTCAGTTGCAGTAAATGCACCAGTAATTGGCGCTAAATCTACTGCCGCATGAGCAGAACCAGCGGCCACGGTTGCGAGGACTGCACCATATTTGAGAGCTTGTTTAAAAGTTTTCATTCAATTTCCTATAAAACGACGAGAACCGCCCGTCACGGATTGCCTTACCCATGACGGATAAGTTTCAATACAGTACCTACGCCGCGCCCAATCAAAAAGTTAAGCACGACGATAGAAAATGCGGCCATGAAGACAGATGTAGCGTCAGTTGAATTCAAGTTACCCAGTGGGTTAGTTGATGTTGTCTGTTGTTGCAATGCTTCTATGGTTGTTTGGACGCTTACGCGCTGTGCTACTGGGCACTCTTGCGCCAAGGTAGTTCCCGACAAAGTGGGTGTTTGCTTGCACAGGACTATCCAAACAGTTGTAGCCATGGTGTTTAGTCTTTACGCCCAAGTTGTCCGATGCTGCACATGCCACAGCAGGCGTTTCGCACTCCACCGCACCAAGCGCAGTTTTCGTTACTTGAAACGGAAATAGCTTTTTCGGCTTGCGCTTTGGTTTTGCGGTGCTTGCGAGTGCGCTCAGCAGGCGTTAGGGCGTTGACCTTGCGGGGACGACCTGGACGATTGCCGAACATTTCCGAGGTGAATTTGTCAGTGGACGATTTCATTTTTTTCAGCAGGCGAAAATACTTGGATGATTACGCCGTGACCGTCTAAGTGATCGGCCAAGGCTTCAACGGCTGATTCAGGTTCGTCAAACGCATCCGCTGATCCGAATAATTGAACTGTGGTTACACCGCCCTCACCGTCAGCGGCCAAAAATGAACCGTCTTCCGTGGACTGGACTAACCAGCGAGGGCGGCACCACATCACGCAGCCTTAGCTTGTTTGGTGATCTCAACTGGCTTGAGGCTGATGATCTGAGTCTTTTGAGTTTTGCCGTTGGTGACGATCTCCAGCTCAGCATCGAAGTCAACAGGAAAAGGCAGATGTTTCAGCTTGTGGTATTCGTCAGATGTACCGAAACCATACTCGACCGTTGAGAAACCTTTCCCCATGCCCTTGGAATCATCAAGACCAGTCTGAACGTAAATTTTGGTACTGTCATAGGCTTGACCGCTTTCTAGCGTTCCCTTGCTGCCTTTGATACCTTGAACCGTGATGCGTGAATTGAATTTCATGAAGTTTCCTTAAAGTCCGGCGTTTAAATAGCCACCAATCCGGCCGGTACGGATGGTGTTGGAGAAAATCGTTTGAGTGCGGTTTGAATGCCAGCCCTCATGGAGGCTGCTGAAATGCCCTGTAGCGAACGTGGCAACGGTCTATAGGCTTGGTCAACTGCAATGTGTGTGAGCCAATCGAAGCCAGCCGCTAGGGATATATGAACCAGTGACGGCGCTACGGTGCGTTCAAACCATCGAACCGTGCGCTCTACTGATGCTTCTGCAACTCTTTGCAGCGTCGGGATGCTTTGGGGTTCTACGTCCTCAAGAATTCGGGCTGTGAAGCCGTATGCGCCAGCGAAGAATGCAGCGGGTCTAATCAGGGTTTCAAGGGGGATGATTCGATTGCTGCTTCTCAGCTCGACCTCAGAACGCCACCACGGGTCATCCATCAGTTTGAATTGATGGCCTTTGTCGTATCCCCTGAAAATCTTGCCACTTTCGCGTTTACCAACTTGAAACGTGGTGCTGTGACCGTCGATGAGATCACCTACAGCCATCTTTGAGGGGGCACGACCTCGGTAACTAAATTCACCATCCTGATAGGCTTGGACGGCTTGCTGATAGCCATACTGCCCCTGAAAAAAGTCTCTGGCTAGGTCAATTCGCGTGACTTTGGCGCTCAGTGGTGCAAAAAAGTCGTATGCACGTTGTTCCCAGCCCTTTTCAGCAAAGGTGCAGCCGTTACCCTTCAAGCTAAAACAAAACGTACCACGTTGACTTTCACCGCCACCACTCACACTAGCGACTTCCTGACCTTGATCGTTAACGATGGTGAAGGAGTGATCGTAATAATCACGCCCAGCTCGGGCTTCACCCACTTCAAAACCAAGGATTTTTGACCAATGAACGGCTAAGTCATAAACAACTTCGCTATCTAGCTGCAAACCATCTACGATTAATTCACCTTTACTAGGGATTGATGCATCCCACAGGATTTCACGGGTTACTGTGCAACGAAAATAATCAACCACCACGCCAGAATCAGCTTTGGCGGCACGCTCGGCGCACAAAATTTTTACTTTTTTGCCTTCTAAGGCCATCCGCTCGTCTGTTTGGTAGCTTTTCATTTTGCTTATCCCCGTATTACTCGTGGGGTGAATGAATGAACAGTGGTATTTTTCGCGGCGCGTTGCGTCCGTGGCTGTCCTCGCTTCGCTGCGGGCAGGCACGGGCGCAACTTTTGCCGTGATGTCGCCGCGATCATTGAATTCACCAATAATTTCATAATGTGAACTGCTCTGCTTTTTTAGCTGCGGCAATACGGACGGCTTCAACATTTACGAAAACACGCTTGCCAATGTGCGTTAAAGGCCAATAGCCCTTTTCTGCTTGAGCTATGACCACCGTCGCTGGCAAACCAATTGCCGCCGCCCATTTCTCACGAGTCATGAGCGGTACGTTGGACACATCTTCAAATTGGGTCATAATATGATTTTGAATTGAGAACTAAAAACTGTTCAATTGAACGTAAATATAACATCATTTGAAAGATAAATATGCCTCAAAAGAAAATAAACAAAGCAGCTCTTCCTCTTCCTACTGACGGCGAACTTTTGCTACTCAGAGAAAACAACTTGTCGAATCGATTGAAATTAATCTTGTGTGCAGAAACAACCGAAAAGGGACGATTTCCTTTTCTTGAATCCAATAGTGGAATAAGTGCAGCGACATGGAGGACTTGGTGGACAAGAGGTGGTGCTCCTAACGGCGTTCTGCTTGAAGCCGTTGCCAAACTTTGGCCGCACTTTTCCTACTGGTTATTGACTGGAAGGACTGACGTACGGTGTGGGCATGACATGCCAAAGCTTCACGCCTCAGCCCAAGGCTATATTTCCAACTGGCCAGAAGAGGGAAGTCTAAGAATCAAGATAAATAATTCATATAGCCGGGAATACTTCAAAGCAACACTTGCAGTAGACGGAGCAGAGTCAAGCCAAGAGGATCACGTGAAATCTGAAATCAAGTTTGAAGTCCTAAAACTGACTGCAAAAAAAAGACTATTTGAAATAACAAAAAATTTCGATACGAAATTAGTGTTTGAAGAAAGCTACTGAAGGAATGATCAACAAAGTCACCGGTGGCCATCAAGTTGACATTCAGCCCGGGGGACGCGGCAGCAAACGATATCGCAAGACCTTTAAGACAAAGGCTGAGGCCTTGGCTTGGGAAGCATGGCTAAAAACGCAGGTTAATCAAAGCGGAGACTGGCAACCTGAAAAACGAGACACACGGAAACTTTCAGCCCTTGTCGAAATTTGGTTCAAGAATCACGGAATTGGTCTACGTGCAGGCCATGAGACACATCGAAGCCTATTAAGCCTGTGCAAAGCTCTTAACGACCCTGTAGCCGACAGATTCAGTGTTGACGTGTTTACTACCTACCGCACAAAACGGATGGAAGAAGGCACGTCAACCAACACGCTGAACCATGAGCATGCTTATTTACGGTCAGTGTTCAATGAATTGATACGCATGGGTTTGTGGAAAAAAAGCAATCCGCTGAAATTGCTTCGTCCTTTCAAGCTGCAAGAACGTGAACTGTCTTTTTTGTCTCAGGACGAAATCAAAGTGCTATTGACCGAATTAGACGGTTCAAAAAATGTTCACCTTGGCATCATTGCCCGTGTTTGTTTGGCAACAGGTGCAAGATGGGGTGAAGCGGAGCAACTGAACATTCAGCAAATATCCAAAGGGATGATTCAATTTGCACGAACCAAATCCGGAAAAATTCGTAACGTGCCTATCAGTGAAGACTTGGAAAGTTTGCTTTATAGCCATCATAAGCGCCACGGCACGGCTGCAAGGCTATTCACGAGCTCAAGATCAGCTTTCGCAGCAGCTTTGGGGCGTACTAGCCTAAAACTAGAACAAGGGCAAATGACGCATGTTTTGCGCCATACGTTTGCAAGCTATTTCATCATGGCAACCAACGATATTTTGAGCTTGCAAAAAATCCTTGGTCACGCGGATCTAAAGATGACCATGCGATACGCACACCTGGCAGAGGGACATCTAGACAAGGTCATTGCAAACAACCCTTTAGCCGCGTTGACACTTGGTTGACACTTTGCAACTCTAAGAAATTAAATGCTATATAATATATAGCAATAAACTCAATTAATTGGCGGAGAAGGTGGGATTCGAACCCACGGTAAGATCGCTCCTACGCCTGATTTCGAGTCAGGTACATTCGGCCACTCTGCCACTTCTCCGGTGTTTGCTGTATTTAATTTGTCGCAATTAAATTGTAACAGCCCCAGTTAAACCAGCTTGCGATGTTGGCGTAGC